GTGCTGTTCGAACTGCTTACAGTGGTCGGTGCATTTGTATTGTTGACTATAGTTACATTACCCGAAGAACCCGCTTGCTCTGTTGCGCTTCTTTCCATAGACTCTCTACGCACGTCCGCGCGTGTGCGAGGTCTGCTTACTTGCTCAGGTGGTGGTTCATTTACTTGTGCGCTTGTTGCAGTAGCAGTAACTGCCGGTGCTTCCCCACCTTCCATGGTCTGATTAAATACGCGAGTAAACGTCTCCATCGCAGATTCGCCTGGAGTGATAGCGGCTCTCAATGCCGCTCCGCCAGCTTTAGTCACCGCAACTGGGAACCTGAAAATCTTCTGAACAATCTCTGTGACTTTATCAACCATGTTACTGAATAGGTCTTGGAAAGAGAATGAGTCAAGTACTTCACTGAAGTTATCAAAGCCAAGCTTGCCGGCGATCCAAGACACCCCGTCTTTCAGTAGATCAAGAGGCATCATGATTAGCCCATTGATAAGCCCTTTCAAGCCGCCATAAAGCCCAGCGATAAGCTTGTCAACCATACTTCCTTCTTCTTCTGTGAAGCCAGCTATTGCGCCCTTGACGGTATCGACGATACTCATGATAATACCGATGGGAACAAAGAGTCGCCCTAAGACAGCACCAAAAGCACGTATCGCACCAAAGAATTTGCCAAACGTTTCACCGATTGAACCGAAAATGCTTCCGACTCTTCCAAAGCCTTCACTTATCGGCGAGAAAATTTTACCGATCATCCCATTTGGATCGAAAAAGCTTTTTATCTTTCCAAACTGTTCTCCGATAAAGTCGCCAAATCTAGTCAGTGGTTTAACAAGATAGTCATCAAAGAACACGTATGTTTTAACAACAAGATCATCAAGAAATTGAAAAATCTTCGAACCTCTGCCGAACTTTTCACGAAGCGTGTCTGTTATTGGTGCGAAAAGATTTGGAATCTTAAACGCTTTGAATAGGGCACGAATAGAGTCAAAGACTCCTTCGACGAAGCCTACAATCAATGCAGGAAGAGTAGCGACAGCGCCTATAGCAAATCCACCTAACCCACCGATAGATGGTGCAACTGTTGCACCCCCGCCAGGAGAAACAGGAGGGACAAGTGCAGGTGCGGGGGTGACAACGTTTTTTATTTCGCGCATCATTTCAAGCATGTCAAGCTTGTCAGCGCGAACCATCTCAAAGAACGTAAGGAAACGATCATCGATTTCGTCTAATCGAAGATTGGTTTCCTCTTGTGATTCTAGCAGTTCTTTAAGCGTTGTTGCCATTTGCTATCTCTCTTGCTTGTTTTTCTTCTTCTAATGCCTGAACTAATAGGATGATGTGCACTTCCCTCTCCCACGGCATCATCATTTCTATTTCTGTCAGTGAGTATTTATGATGCCTTTGTAGCAAAAAATTGGTTTTAAAATGATTTGCTAAGTCATCGTGAGAGAGGCATATTAAAAAAAACTTTGAATCCCCTTCAACTCAATCTTATTATGTTCACCACACTTCTTACAATCGTATTCTATGTTATGCTTTACTTGAGGCATGTCTAATAGAAAAGACGATACTTTTTCGAATTGTTCTTTTGTCATAGACTCAAGAAAAGCACGAACGTTTTCAGTAGGTTCGTCTGCAATTTCAATTCGATCATCTTCGGTCAGCACTGCGTTCATACTGTTCGCAAGAAGATCAAATCCCATTTCGTTTTCATTACGACTTAGATCGATATCTTTGTATCCAGGATATTTCATCTCAATCGTAATCTTGTCGTCAAGCTTGATAAACTTATCCTTTGCTTTGCCTACGCATTCAATCTTCTCAAGATCAATCGTGTGTTCATTCAACTCTTTGCAGGAATTACACGTGAGATTCACTGTAGAAGTTTCGCCGACAGACTTGGATCGAAGCTTGATGAAAAGGTATTCAATGTCAAAGGTAGTTAAAGAATCGACTTTAGTACTTGACTGAATACAAGCTTGAATGGTGTCGAGAATAGCGTCCATCATCTGTCTTCCGTCGCCAGACTCAGCCGCCATCATGAGAACTTTTTCTTCTTTTACAAGATACGGGCGAAACTTAATTTTCTTACCCGTGGATGGAATCGTTAATTCATATTTTGGTGTATCATTCAAAACAGGCAATGCCATTATTTAATCTCCATTAGATATTAGCCGCGATTGATCCTAACACTCCAGTCAGTGCTTTCTTCAATTTGTTTTTCGGATCGAACTTCTCACCGGTCCAGTAGTGATATGCAAACTCTACGTTGAACTGGCTGATTTCATTTTGCGAACCATCCGAAAATGTTTCGTATGTAATGCTTACAGGATAAGCTCGGTCAAGTGTCCACTTGTATATTTTTTCTAACTGTGTACCAAGATCGATATCAAAGCTTAGATTGATAGGTCCTAGATTCACGTCTTTGTTGTAAATAGGATAACTCACACCTTTCTCAAGCTGATAGATTTCAACCTTTTTGCAGTATTGATCAGGATACGCAAGTTCGAATCTACCTTCGATATCGTCATACTGCTTTAGAGCCAGCGATTGCCACTTTTCAAAATATTCACGAGTGCCCTGATCGTTCAGAACGCGAAACGTCATATTGATGTTTGGATTTACAAACCCGTGAGCAACAGCTTGCTGAGAAACGCCAAGAGGTCTTTCGACAGTAGTAAGCTGTCTAGAAGGAAGAGTCACACTTGTACAAAGCACACCGTGTTCGTATGCGCTATTTTGAGACATAATCGAAGGGAGGTACACATAGTAAAGATTTGTACGAGCAAATCCTCTACCCTTCGAAGCAAGAGCTTTTAACTCTTCTACTGTTCCTGACCTAAGCATTTATAATTCTCCGAGAATCTTTATACACCTGACTAGCGGTTCCTTTTTGCCACTGTGCGACAGGAAGAAACGTTGCGATTTCCCACTCAGGCGGTGGGATGTATGCAAGTTTACCTTCAACTTGACTAGTCAAGTAATGCTTAAAACAGGGCTTAAAGTATTTGTACTTTGCGGCTCTGTTTAAAAACTCATACGACACTTCGAACTTTGTAGTTTCGTTGTATCGATTGTTGTTTGTAATGTCCATCAAGCCATCAAGAAACTTGGCGCGAAGAGGTATAGGCAGATAGTGCAGATTCATGCCATAGAAACCTTTCTCTGCTGGACCAACAGCAATAACTAATGGAAACGCATCCCAGTAAGGTAGTGTATCGCGATGCTTGGCGTCATAGAAAAACATGTACATTGATCCGGATACTGATCTTGCTTTCTTTTCAATCGGATCTTCGCTCATCAATTCTCTTCGATTGATGTTGCGCATGTTTTGCACTTTACGCCGAAACCACTCACGCGACTCTTTAGTCCGCGGTGTGATACCAGCGCGAAACGCTTCCATCTCTACTGTTTGAAATAAGTTACTCATACCGTTATTTATACGTCTTTGCCGAATAAAAAGTCTTCGTTGTGTTGAGCGAGCAAATTATAACCTAGCGATCCCAGATACTGATGTATCATCATGGCATTGGCAATGGCGTCTTTTGAACTTTTTAGAATTTCTAGTAGTATTAAAGGTGAAGAATCCTTAATGGTGTTTTCTGCACCTTTTAGCACTTCTAGTTCATAGCCTTCAACATCAATCTTAAGAAAGTCGACGTTTTCAAAAGAAAATAAATCAAGAGGTGCTACTGGGCAAAAAAGTTTCTGGCTTTCGTGTTCAAGGTCTTCATTGTTTCTTACTGAGCAGTGACCCGTTCTCTTTTCATAGAAGTTTGTTTCTATTGAGCCTAGCGACGATCCTAATCCACAATCATAGATTTTTATTCTAGGCGATTTTAGATTTTCTTTTAGACAATCTCTAACAAAAGTAACTAGCTCAAATGCATGAACTTTTTTGAAATGATTTAAAAATCCATGACTCATAAATCCATATGATGCTCCTGCATCGATTGCGAGTCTGCGAGAATTGTTTGTTTGTATTAACCAAGGCAGAATCAAATCACGAAATATGTTGTGATTATAATTCATGTAATAATCACTATCGATCTTGCATCTTTTAGCATAACCTGTGAATGAGAATGCTTGCTCTGTTTCTAATAACGTCCAATCACCTACTAGCTTTTTTTGCATTTTGTTTTTTTCTCGTAAAAGGTCTTAAGGGTTTGATAGACTTGGGTAAAATGCCCATTCTTTCAAGTTCTTTTTCGGTCCAAATCTGAAAGTCCCAGCCTTGATCTTTCGCGTATTCAGATGCCGCTTTCCACTTGTTGCGGTTTTTTATATATGTTAAACCTTCACTGATGTAACGTTTAGTTCGACGATCACCTGTTGGTGGTGATAATTCTTTTTCTGGTTTTATTTCAATAAGAACAGTCTTTCCAGACTTGTAAACAATTTTCAAGTCCACAAAGTATCGATGAATCTTGTTGTCTACTTCGTATAGATAAGGTATGATAGTTTCTTCACTTGACCAATATTTAATCTCGCTGTTTTCATCACACCAACGAAAGCAATTGCGTTCCCACAGTGAACGGTAGACAACGTTCCGCACGTCGCCCTTGTACTTCGAAGGATCCTTAACTTTATATTTGCCTTTATACGTCATAAAAACTCTATAAATAGATGAATAACAACTCACCCATTATTTAGAGTGTTTTTAATGAACGAGAATCGAATAAGAGCGCAAGCACAGAGGGACAGGCTGTTCGGCAACAAAGCTAACGATCAGACCAATACTTCGCCCGAAGAAGTTACTGTCGCTGAAAGCACCGCTACTGATGAGCAGAACGAAGAAGCTACGAATCCTTCTCAAGAAGCTTTAGAAGAGGCGCGCAACTACAGATACCCTTTAACTTTGTCAAGAAGCTATCCTGCTAGAATTATTTTTCGCGCTATTAAAATTGATGGGATTGATCTTGCGGGCAAGATTGGCGACACTTTTAAATCCCTTGCTTCTAAAATATCGAACACGATCACCAATGCCATTGAAGACACAACCGCATCTGTTGCTGATGATAAAGTGCAACCCGAAACAAAGCAAGAAATTGCAGAGGTTGAAAATCAAGCAAAGCAGAAATTTCAAAGTTTTGAAGACAAACAGGTGGGAATTAAAGTAGGTGAGGTAACTCTTCCTCTACAGAGGGATTTGCGTTTCAGCGATAACGCTCAATACGAAACTGCGAATCTTGGCACCGTCGGTGGTGCGCTAGAAGGGGCTTTGCAAGGGCGCAATCCCTTTGCAGGATTTAATCAGAACGGGCAGTTCGCAAGCACTGCTTCAGCTTTAGCGGCGGCGGCGATTGCAAAGGGCGGTGGAGAAGTCGTGGGCGCGGCAATCGGTTCATCGTTCGGAACTGCGGGAGCAGTTGTCGGTGCTTCTGCTCTAGGTGGTACGCTAGAAGGGCTTTCTCCTGGTGTACGAAGCGCAACACGTATTGCCACAGCACCTAATCAACGCACACTCTTTCAACAGGTTCAGATTCGAAGCTTCGCTTTCACATTTAAAATGGTTGCTACTAGCGCAGAAGAAGCACGAGAAATCAAAAACATTGTCAGATTCTTTCGACAAGAATTGTATCCTGAAAAGATTCCGTTAGGTGAGTCTGGAGTTCCTTTGGGCTATAAATTTCCTAACATGTTTGAGATTGAAATACGAAACCGTTTTGATGAGAACCCTTCGTTCAAGATTCAACGATGCTATCTTCGCGATGTTCAAACATCGTTCAACTCAACCGCATCTGGTATGTACGATGATGGGAGTTTCATCGAAGTGGATATCTCTCTAGCGTTTCAAGAAATCGTGGCGCTGGATAAAGCAAAAGTTAGAGAAGGTTACTAATGTCGAATTACTTTGAAAATTTTCCAAAAGTTCTTTACCTATTTGGTAACGAAGAGCAACCCGTACTTTTTCAGCAACTGACGAAGTACGTTGATCTTATTGACACTCTGCGTGAAGATGCTGGTGCATATATTGAATACGAGATTCGTGATGGAGATCGCCCAGACACGCTGTCTTATAGACTCTACGGTAAGAGCGAGTACGACTGGACTTTCTTTTTGATGAACGAACGTCTGCGCGAAGTTGGTTGGCCAAAGACGCTTCAACAACTTTATACCTATGCACAAGAAACATTGTTCCCCAACTACACAGCAAAGCTAGGCATAACAGAGTTGGACAGTGCTGTGGCTAGAGGGCTTGCAGACAAATATCCTATCGGGCAAGCTGTTCTAGTGCAGGGCAGTGACGGTATTGTCGTTCGAAAGAATCTTGACGTTGGTGAAATCACCATTTCTTCTGACAGCGACATTACTGGCAAAACAGCAATGACTTATGCCGACGGCACTAATCTTGTAGCCCTCAGTAACATTGCATACGAGTATCAAGGGGTTCATCACTACGAGACGGACTCTGGCGAGTGGATCGATTTCTTCTATGATTTAGACTCTGATGTATCGTTGAAGCTTCCAATTACAAATCTAGAATTTCTGATTGCACAAAATGATGAAGCTAAAAAGATCCGCGTAATCAAAAAGCAGTATATCGAAAAGATTGTGGGCGAGTTTAGACGATTGCTTGAGAGGACTTAATGGCTCAGAATCAATCTCAATTTGGTATACTTGAAGCGTCAATAATCTTATCTTCTGTGAAGAATGAAGATAAAGTTGTAGACGTACGCGGTAATATTTTAGAAGTAAACTTCTACGAGAATCTTTACAATCCTTATGTCGACGCAACAGTGGCAATTATTGACGACTTTGGGCTTAAAGACGCGCTATCGACACAAGGTACTGAAAGACTCAAGCTGGTAATTGGTGATGCTGAGAGACCAGAAGAAGCGATCATCGTTAAGTATTTCTTCTTCTCAAAAATAAACGATGTTCGTCGAATGAACGAACGCGCTGAGCTTTTGTTAATCAGTTTAGTCGAAGAACACGTTTACATTGATTCCATTAAGCAGTTCAGTAGATCGTACACAGGTGAGCTTGAAGACATTATCTCAACCATTTCAGCCAACGAACTGGGTAAAGAAGTGTCTGAGCTTAACTTTGATGGATCGGTACAAGGCACGAGAAAGATCATTGTGCCCTACATGAGCCCGCTTGAAGCGATGCAATGGTTGAGAGACCGTGCGACAACGCGAACAGGTGCGCCAATATTCTTGTACAGTTCGCTATACAGTAACAAGCTATTCATTTCTGATTTGGATTCTCTACTGAGAGAGCCAGTTCTCAACGAAAAGCTTCCTCTGCGCTATAGCAGTGCCATCGCAAGCATGGACGACAAAGCAGAGAATCTTCGCCCTTATTTTGAAATCATTTCATTCAAGCAAATTGATGCAGATAATACGCTAGCTCTTTACGAGAACGGTGCGATTGGTTCTTACTATGCGAACATAGACGCAGGTACCGGGACCGTATCGGGTAGTCACATTAGCATTCGTGATATCATCGATGAATTCTATACTAACCAACTTATTTCACCTGACACAGTGCAGAGCGTATTCGATCCATCGCTTGAAATCGATGGCAGACTTTCTGATGAATATAACTCTTTACACATTCATCAAGTGTTTTCTAGCGGCACGTACAATCAGTTCAAAAGTTATCATGACGAAACCTCGTTGCTAGATACAAACAATTCTTTGATTGAGTCAAGGCTGAAGATCAAGAACAAGATCATTCGGATGATTCTCAAGAAAAACGTCATTGACATTGGCATGAACGGTTCGTTGTATTTTGAAGGCAAAGTGCCTGTAGGGCGTAGAGTTCGCGTGTTGTTTCTTAACTCAAACGTTGATGGCGGCGACAAAGATCCTATCAAGCAAATTGATAAAAAGAAATCTGGTGATTATTTGATTCTAGCGATCAATCACAAGCTGATTAGCGAGAAGCACACTAGCATACTGCGTCTCACAAAGTTAGGCGAATTGCCTAAGGACTTTAAGCTATGAACGTATTGAGACCTATACAGAAAGAATATTACGGCGACGATTATAGATGGTTCTTTGGTACTGTCATCAACTCTCATCCGCCAGCAGGGCTTGAAGGGCGCGTGAAAGTGCGAATTTATGGTGTGCACAATCCAAACACAAGTGAGATACCCGAAAAGGATCTTCCGTGGGCTCAAGTGCTATTGCCTACGACTGAAGGCGGTGCTTCGGGCATTGGTCGTATTCCTCAGTTAGTATCGGGTGCTTTCGTTTTTGGTGTTTTTCTTGATGGCATTTCTTCTCAGGTGCCTTTGATTCTAGGATCATTACCGAGAGTAGAATTTCCTACAGCTATTCAAACTGGGCGAAACGTTTCGTTTCAAGATAAGTTTGAGTACAATCAGGAAAGACTGCAAAACGTTATTGTAACACCATTGAAGAAAGATAAAGACGCAACTGCTGGCATAGGGCTAAGACGCCAACAAGCCATGAAGTTCTTTATTGACAACGGTTATGAATTGATTCACGCCGCGGCATTGACTGGTGCTATTGAAGGTAAGTCAAGTTTTCGCACCTACGACACAAGCACGAGACAAGACACGGTAGGTATTCTGAAGTGGCAAAACACTACAGAAATTGGTAGCAGATTCAGCGAGCTTCTTAGATTTGCGGCTCAGTATTCTCCTAGCTCAGATTGGCGTCTCTTTTCTATTCAATTACAATTCGTTGTTTTCGAATTAAGAAACAGATTTAATCTAGTAAATAGTAAGCTGATTGCAACCACGAATATAAAAGCCGCAAGCCTTGTTGTTGATCGCGACTTTGTTAAAGGTACAAATAGAACCGACAGACTTGCTCAAAGAGCATATGATGAGGTGATTTCATAATGTCGACAGTAAAGACACAAGCCGAACAATTAAAAGATACCGTCAAGGAAGAGGTAGCGTCGATTGACACTACTCAACTTGAAAAGTCTGCTGAAGAAGCAACTAGCAACTTAAAGAATGCTGTCGAGACCACGGTAGGAAGTATTGCGGGCGAAGTAGAAGGTGGTGTTAAAAGTTTAACACAAAAGTTTGACAAATATCAAGACAAACTTAACAATATTACCACAGAAGGTTTGATCGACGACGGTATCGAAAGCCTTGAAGGTATGGCGACTGACTTCGTTAATGATCAAGTTCAGAAGTTTGCTTCTAAATTTGCCTCTTCTGTCAACGTTACTTTTAGTGAACCCGACTCAAACGGGCTTGTATATCCTATCGAAGCATCTCTCAATGAAGAGGGCGGTATCAGTGGCACAGTAGCGGCAGTTCTTAAGTTAATCACTGGTCTTGGTATTGACGCAGGCAACTTGCAAAAAGCCATTGTTGAAGGTAGCCCTCAAGGGATTCTTGATGCAGGCAAAGATGTACTGTCTGGTAAGATGGGCGCGTTCGATGGGGCGACCGCAATCAAGTCTCTTACCGAGACTGCTATCACAAGCGTAACGAATCAATTAGAAACAACTGTAAAGAGCGCCCTTGCATCAAACAGCAACATCAACATGATTGTAAACGCAGTGTCTGCAATCGATTCAGATGGCGCTGGCGGATTGTCTATTACGAGAACAGCAATTAACTCTGCGCGTCTCATTGCAGGTAATACTGACAGCGGCGAATTCGATGCCGCAATCTTGAAGAACAAAACAAATCCCTTGTCTGATTTGAACAACGTTCTGCTTGATTCTAAGAATATTAAGCAGAATCTTAAGAAAGCGGAATCTGATCTTGAGAATTTGACAGCAGGTAAAGATGGTGGGCAAGTTCGTAAAGCTGTAGCAGGAGCATCAAAGTCCAGAACCACATATGATCAAAGAGGCGAAGAATATCGTTCTCTTGTGAAAACACGTGTGGCTAAAGGTTCAGAAACAGGTGTGATTCAAGGTATCAGCACAGAAATTCTTACTGACGTGAAGAAAGAGATACGAGCTTTTGCACCTAGACTAACTAGTGATCAAGTCAATAAAGTAATTAATCTGTCTCAAGGAGATGCCGCAGAAATTTCTGAAGCAGTTCGCCTTCTTTATGATGCGACAGGTAAACCCTTTGACACTATACGTCAATTTGTCAAATCGATTGATACCACAATTGATAATGCAACAAGAGTTTCGCCAAGCGAAGCCGTGTTCTCTGATCCATACGTTATCGGTTCTTTTGAAAAGACCTGGCAGAAAGGCGCGGGCAATCCTGTGTTCCCGTACATTTCTTCTGTCGAAGAGCTACAAGCCGAGCTGAGAAATATTGACAGAGAAGTTACTGAGATGGTTGTTCATTGGACAGAAACACACACTGATAAGAACATTGGTTCAGAAGAAATTAATAAATATCATTTTGATTTAGGGCTTGATGGCATTGGCTATCACTATGTAATTCGTCGAGACGGGTCTCTACAAAGAGGTCGACCGGTGAACATAAAGGGTCAACACGCACCTACGAACAATCATGATACAAGAAGCATCGGGCTCGTGTTTGTGGGCGGTATTAACGTACCATCTGGCACACCAAATCCAGAGAACTTTTTGTCCGTGCAGTCTCTTACGAGAAGTCAGTTAAATACGTTCGACCATTTCTGTCGTTCTTTCTATGCAGTTTTCCCCGGTGCACAAATCGTTGGGCATAGTGAAATTGATGAAGACGAAGTGGATCCTGGCTTTGAAGTAATCAATTACGTCGAAAACGTTTTTGGAAAGACTTCTAAGTTCACAGACATTCTAAATCAAGAACCTTTGACAGTCAATGAGATTTTAGAGAAATGACGAATAAACTGGACGATCTTAAAGGTAGAGTCAGCAAGTTTGGCGAGGGTCAAGAAGAGACTGTCGGTGTACCTAACGAAGGCTTTGCTGATGCTTCAGGTGAATATCCTAATCGCGACTACTTTTTTGGCACAAGCGTAAACAAAGCCGCAAAGGGTGAAAAAGTAAACTCCCTTGATTTGGGTGGGGGCGACTATGGCATAGCGCTAGAAGTTCCTGATCAAAAGCCTTCACAGTATCCTTACAATCAAGTCTCTGAATCACCTTCGGGGCATGTTATCGAAATTGATGACACTCCCGGTGGCGAGCGCGTACTGATCAAGCACAGAACTGGTGCTGGTGTGGAGATGCGAGCAGATGGTTCTGTCATTATATCGTCAAAGAATCAAAGAATAGAAGTTACAGGCGGTGATCATACAACCATTGTAGAAGGAGAAGGT